ACGAGTTTCGTCAATAAGATCTACAAGAAGTAGACGATCCATCTCTAGTTCTTTCAGGGCAGTGCCTTTAGTCAAAGGAATGGCTTTGTCAACAGCAGAAAGCATACTTGCGTATATTCTAGCCCTGTTTCTAGGCTTCATGGCCTGTACGCCTGTGTACACTGTAGCACCAAGAACCCCTGCTGCTGTTGCTGGTACAGCGCCTCCTATGGCTCCTAAGCCTGCAGTTCCTGTAGCGCCTAGTGCTAGAACAGTGTTTGGCAACAAGTCAACAGCCTTAAGATTACGTACGGCACGACTAACGAGGTCTCTGGACTCTGCGTTACGCTTAGGTAACATGTCTTCCATGGCTGTGATACCGTGGAACTGTTTAGTCAACAGGTTGTGTAGTTGGTCTCCACGGGTGTTGGCCTTGAGTGTGTCGTTTAGCACGCCACGAATCTTACGGGCAGCAATAGACTTAGCACTAGGTGTTCCGTCAAAGTTGTTGATTAAGTCGTCAAATTTTCGTCTTACCTCTAGTACACCCACAAGGTCTGAACCTCTGGTTTGTACTGACTCAAGGACAATCTCTGACAACTCAGTAAGCTGCTTTTGTATGTCTCCGGTGGCTATACGAACAATGTCGTCTTTTAAGACTTCATTAACAGCCCCTTGCATGTCCTTTAGAAACTTGTCAGAGTTGATCGCTTTGTTTTGAGCAGTAATAATCTTGTCAGTCGTTTGTTTGGCTGCTTCGACTTCTTTCTGTACTTGCCTGTAGTTATAGGTGTACGAACGGTTTGGCTTTATGCCTTTCATGTTAGTCACGGTGTCAATGACTAAGTTGTCAAACTCACTGGGCTGCCACGTTTTTGTACGCAAGGCGCCCTTTTCTTCAAACACGTCCCGCATCTCTGGTGTCACAGGTTCCAACAGAAGTGTAACACCGTCCTTCTTGTTTTCTCTTACGAGCCCTTTGGCTTTCTTTTGTGCGCCTCTTTTGGCTATGTCTAGTCTAGGTATATCTGGTCTAGGACTAAACAACAGACCAACGTCCACAGTTGACTCAAAACGCTCTGCTGCTTCTGGCATACGCTCTTTAAATGCTTGGTAACCTGCGTCACCTAAAGAAGCTGCCTGAGCCGCTAGTCGGAAAGCGTCGGTGTCCTTGAGTCTTTCGTAAGCTGCTTCTGCTCCTTCCTTAACTGAATTAGGAATCCAAGAGCTAATGTAGGTAGACAATGTTGCACCACCCGCTCTAGCTGCCTGAGAGCCTCCAATAAGGGCTAACTCTGGTGCTCGATAAAGCTGCTGTAGCAGGCTTGGGTCGTCCCCCATGATGATCTGTGATCTACGAGACACCTCAGGACCAAACCGCTCTAGTTCTCCCCTGAGGGTTTCTCGCGCAGCCATCTCAGGTTCAAACCCACGAAGTGCAGGAGGAGTAGTAGAAGGAGTGCTCAAAGAGAACGTCTGTCCCCCTGCAATACCTACCTGCGCTCCTGTTTGTGGATTAGTGGCGGTCTTAAGAGGCAACCACTGTTGTCCGTCCCAGTATACTTTTTTACCTGTTGTAGGATCAGTTGCTGTCTTCATATTATTAGTCCACTATGTAGTCTACGCCGCCTATTGTTACTGTTGAACCTGTAGTCAAACCAGTGTCGTCAACATCAGGTTCAACCCTTTCTGGAGGCATGTCAACCAGAGGGTAGAAAGCCATACCTGCTTTTTCGCTTCCTTTTAGTTTGTTGTCTACCGCCCCTCTTAGGCTGTTGTATTGCTTTATGGTTCGTACATTTTGGTTACGTATAGTAGTCAACAGTCTACGCATAGTTTCAGGACTCATTCCAATGTCGCCTGCTACTACTTTCTCTGCAAACTCTCTGTCTTTATCTGACAAACCTGTACCAGCACCCAAGTTGGTGATGTAGTCAGCAACACGTGCTCCTGCTAATGAAGCGTATTCTTGCGTGTTTTCTATCTGGTCCGCATCTGATATGTCAATACCTGCTACACGCGCTGCCCTAGCAACGTCCATTCTAAACGTAGCTCCGTAGCCTGTATACATGTTGTCAATGTTTTCCAAAGACGTATCAATAGACTCAATAGAAACTACAGCTTTGTTTGCAGCATCAAGACCGTCTGACAAACGACTAACACCTTCGCCCATGATTTTTTCAGCCAGTGTGCCGCTGAGGTTTTCAATGCGTTGAACTTCAGGTGGCGCTCTATTTAGACCCATTTGTTGAGCAGAGACCCACGTGTTGTTCTCTCTGTCATATACCTGTCCACCTTCGGTACGGAAAGGGAGTACTTCACCGTCCTTCAAGAAAAACTCAATGTCACCACCACGTTGACCCGTAAGAACGTCGTTAAACACTTGGTCAGGGGCTTTTCCTAGTTCAAGTTCGTTAAATAAATTGTCACTAATACCTCGCTGCCTAGCTAACTGCTTACGCTGGGCTGGTGTTTGCGTTGGCATATTCTTGAGACGATAATCAATCATAGTGCCTACAAGGTCTCCAAGTTCCTTAGGGTCAGTCACGTTTTCAACCTGTACTGCTAGATTGTCAAGACCTAGGTTTTCAGCTTGGGTTTTGACCTGTGCTTTTCTATTAACTAATGCCTGTGAGCTTGCCTCTTGAGCTGCTAAGTCTCTAGCAGCAGTAGCAAGTTTGGCTGCACTGGGTATGTCTCCTTGTGCTTGATACACCTTCGCCAAACCCTGAAGCCCTTCTACAGTGTTTGGGTCAAAACTAGACAACTGTTGTTTAAAAGCTTCCCTTTCTCTTTGCGCCCTTGCATTGGCTGGAAGTTGCCCTACGCCACGAAAAGCTTCAAACAAACCCCCCATGTAAGCGGGCTGTGTTGCTGCTCTTACAAAATCTCTTCCAAAACGTGCCATGATTTCTCCTTAAGGAATTAAGTTTTGTAGGATACCGCCGGGTTCTACAAGACCTGCTAAAAGTCCTGAACCTGCGGTTCCTATAAGTTGGCCTCGTCCAAGTTCGGCAGCCAACAATGCGTCGATACCAGAAGCAGTTGCTTCTCCAAAGAGTCCTGTGCCGTACAACTGTGCTTGTTGTGCCGCTGCAGCCGCAGTCTGTCCGGGAGCCAACGCACGTAACAGCTGTGTCTGAGGCAAGTAAGCGCCACCAAGAGCAGTAAGACCAAGCTGTTGACGTGCGCTTTGTAGACCAAGTTCCCCTCCTAAGAGACCTTGACCTGCTTGCATTGCCTGTAGTGCCTGTGCTTGACGTGCTGTGTTCAATGCTTGTCGTTGTTGTGCTAGGTTTGCACCTAAGCCCGCGTACTGTGCGCCTAGTCCTGCCTGTTGAGCCTGAAGACCTCCCGCAAGCTGTGCCAACTGAGCAGTTTGTCCAGCAGCAGTAGTAGCCCTTCCAAGACCTTCTGACTGTAGCTGTGACTGGATCTGTTCTGCGGACAAACCAAGCTGTGCAAGCTGGGTAGCTCGTTGCTGTGATTGAGACTCCAAAGCAGACTGCGCTTGTTGTGCCTGTAGTCCTGCACCAGCCAACTGCATCTGACGACCAAAGCCTTCTGCATTCATCTGAGACTGTACTTGATCCGCAGACAACCCAAGTTGTGACAGCTGTGCAGCACGTTGTTGTGCCTGAGACTGCAACTGACTTGACAAACCAGCCTGCTGTGTAAACATGCCGCCGAATGCCTGAGCCTCACCCAAAGCCCGCTGACGTTCTGCCTGAGCTTGCTGAATAGCAGACAAGGATGCTCTGTCCTGAGCTTCTTCTTGTGCTGTAGCCAACGCAAGTTGTTCAGGGGTAGCCCCACCAAAGGCTGCTGAACGCACACCAAGGCGTCCCTGTGCAGCTAGACGCTCTTCCAAAGCAAGACGTTGGCGCTCTTCTTCAGGTCGCTGTGTAGCTCTGATACGCTCAAATACTTCTGCTTCTCGTGCGCCTGTAGGTCGTAATACATCTGCAGCTGCTTGTCCTGCAAGACCACCATACTGTCCACGCAATGCTTCTACATCAGCAGGAGCAGTTGTATCAAGACCAGCCATTCCTAAGCCTAAACCTCTAGCAGCCAAGGCTCCTGCGCCTGTACGAACTTCAGGAGGTCTTATACCAGCAAACGTCTGAGTAACATCTGTTACACCCTGACCGAGCTGGCCTGTCCCTAGACCCAAAGCTTGTTGCCCTAGTGAACCAATACCAGCACTAGGCTCTTGAGTTAAAAGTCCGGGCACTTGTCCTGCAAACTGTCCACGTAAGAGGTTAATGTCTGCAGGCTGTCCTTCAGCGGCAGTCATAAATCTACCACCAAGGCCAAAGGCTTGTTCAGCTGCAGCTCTTGTAGGATCAATACCAAAAGTAGGAGTAGCCATCAACTGCTGACCCCTGCCTAAAGCTCCTAGACCTGCTTGTTGTAACTGAGCAGCGCCCGGAGTAGGACCAAACATGCGTCCAGCACGTCCTAAGAGACCTCTTTGTATGGCCAACTCTTCAGGAGACAACTCCATTGTGGTGCTGAGTTGTTGCTCTGTAATGCTCTTTGTTTCTCCTGTAACGGGATCAGTGTACGTTCTTTGAACAGGAGTTATTTCAGTCCCAAACTCACCGCCAGTAGCAGTAGTAATAGTGTAAGGCTGGAACTGCGCTTGCGCCATTTGTTGCGCTGCAAGAGTTTCAGCAAAGTCTTGAGCGTCTGAGCCTAAACCTCCTAAGTTATCATAAGCTGTTTTTAAAAGACCAAAAGCAGCTGCCGATCCTCCAATTCCTAATAAGTCATCTAAAATTGAGTCAGAAGTTCCCGAAGTGTCAGAAGATGTCGCCGTTCCTACGTTAGCGCCTGTTTTCGTAGCAGTCATGTCAGTAACTGCGGCATTATTAACTCCTGCATCTGCAATCATTGGAGGCCCTGAATAGCCCGGGTCTGACACCAAAGATGGCCCTGAATAGCCCGGGTCTGACACCAAAGATGGAGCAGCTGCGCTTTGGACGTTATCAATTGTTCCGTTAGTTGCGTAGTCATAAGCACGAGCGTCTTGAATAGTATTAAAGGTTCGGTTACCCACACGATACATTAGTACGTACCTCCGTCAATTGTTCCTGTTGACAGCGTACCTGTAAACGTCAAAGCAGGTATTGTCACTGTTCCTGTAAAGGTAGGCGAAGCAATGTCTGCCTTTGTAGCGATAGCTGTTGATATAGCGTCAAACTCTGTTTCAAACTCAGCGCCCTTAATGATTTTACCGCTGTCACCGGAAGGTAGACTGTCCTTAGCGGCAAAGTCAGTAGTCTTTGTATAGTTACTCATAGTACTTTACCCATTAGTGCTAATACGTTGATCTCTTGGAGAGACAAACCAGAACCGTCTATGTCTGCTTCCAACCCAATTGTTATAACTCCACCGCCTCCGGTAGTGTTTATACCACGGCGTGACGTAAGATCACCACCTGTAAACTCTGCTGTACTGTTGTACTCGCTTTCGTTAAAGTAGCCTGTTACCTGATTACCTACTGTAAACTCTGCTGTTTGAAAAAACGTCCCAAAGTCATAAGCCCACTTAAGAAACATAATGGCACTGTTAGCACCAACAATCGTAGGACGTAACTTTTTAAGTATCTTCAAACGTGAAGGATCACCAAAGGTCAGACCGGGACTGTAGTATTTAAAACGGTATTTTTCACCATTATCTTGATAGCCGCTGTACTCACCAATGCCTTCGCCGTTACCAATCAACAACGTCCCGTCTTCTTTTCTACCGTAAGCCGTAAACCCTGTGCCGGGCCAGCGTGTTACACGGTACGCACCGTTTTCTAGCGTGCCTCTAACATCGAAGCAAAAGGTTGTATCTTGAGCCGTGAAGGTTAATAAGTAGAAGCCTTCTTCTGGGCTGTACACAGTCCTATAAAACTCTGATTCATTCTGCAGCAGTGCGATGATGTCTTTTGTTACGTTGCCTGAAAGACTGCTGATAGGCATTGACTTTTCTTGTATTGTTCTACCAAAGCTTTTTAGACCAGTGTGTGACAAGAACAACACGTCTGTACCAGTGTGCTGCACAGTGTCCCTGTCTACGCAACCTACTCCTGCTACCGTGTCTGCTAACACCATAGTTGCTGGAGCTTCTGCACCAGAGTAAGCAATAATGCTGTGCTTACCAAAGATAATTAGGAGTCCGTTGTGTGCTGCTAGTGCAACAATTTCGTCATAACCGTCAGGCCATACCTTAGACACGTCAATAGATCCGCTAGTACCGCCAGACCAGTCATGTCCAATCAACAGGTCTGACCAGTAGATAGTAGACTTGTCGCTGCTAAAGTCCGCAGTCCAAAGACGGCCGTAAGCCGGTATGACTTCGTTGCCGTACATAGTAGAAGCAACACCAGCAGCACCGCTGACAGTACTGAGTTTAACTACAGCTGCACCAGCGTTATCATAAACAAGCGGTTCGTACCCACGTTGAAAAAAGTAAATCTTATTATTAAAGTTTACCATCTTCCAATTATCAGCAGTAATTGTGTAACTGCCGGGAGTTTCGTCAACCAATGTTGTCGTACCGCTGATAATCTTGTTGTTACCTACAGAGAATATTTTTCTGTTACCACTACTATCCTCAAACTCTTTGATGCTTCTGATCTTAGCAGTACCTAGCACAGTTTTGTTTGTTGTTAAAACATTGTAGCCTTTGCGTGACGCAATACGACCACGTTTGTCAATCACTGCGTTGTCAGCAATGTCAGCAAACGAAGGGTCTTGTGCCAGTGGAGAATCTTCTGTGTTGATTCCCTTAAACGCTGGAGCTACAAGATTGATGCTTTGTAACTGTTGAGCCATAACTACCTCACGGCGTATAGAAGATTACTTCTTCTGGGTGCTTTTGAGCGTCTAGTGCAATGGCATCAGACAAGTATCTGTCAGCAATAGCAAAGTACTCAGGAGCAGACGTACCGCCTGTTTCACCACGTTCACGAGCCAACAGAGCAATTGCCATGTGAATTACAGGCATTGAAGGCACCGTTAGTTCGTCTGAGTCCGCTGACAAATCAGCTTGTCTTTTGACACAGTTAAAACGAATGGTGTACTCTTTGTCCGGAGTAGGGTAAACGTCAATCTGAGTATCGCCGTTACTGTCTACGCCGTTGTATGTGTAGCACGTAGGCGCTCCTGTGCGTGGATCAGAGATCAAGTAAGCTTCGTCAAAAAACGTAGCTGTCTTGTACTCCATAAACAAATTAGCTGTGTCGTTGATTACATTAAGTGCTTTGATTCTGTTTTCGCTTCCAGTAAGAACGTAATTGAAGATGTCAGAAGTAGTAGTAATCGTTAGGGTAGTCCTAAGGGCAGACCAGTCCCACGAGTCTTCCACTATTCGCTTGGCGTCGTTCACAAAGTCTCCTACCATCTTGCCATAAGTACTAGAAGAAACAGAGGTAACTTCTTCTTCTCGCAGCCTACGCAACACATTGTTTACTAAATTTAAATAGGTCATGACAATAAAAAGTCCTCTGGTGAAGTCAACATGCCGCTATTTCTTTTTATAATCTGATCTAAGACATCTTGATAAGTTGGGTTTATAAGCCGTTGTAGCTGAACAGGTTGATAATTAATACCTAAAGGATCAAAAGACATGGGTTCAATTTGTCTTAACATACCACCACCTCCACCACCTACGGGTAACTCAGGTGTAACTTCTATCGGGTCTAGTTCTTCGTCTCCGCCGTCGTCTGGGTCTGGATCAGTTTCAATAGGGTCAGTACCATACTCGTCGTCAGGAAAACCTTTGTACTTAGAGCGTTCTTCAAGAGTACTTTCTAGTTCGTCAGTGTCTCCATCACCGCCGCCAACAGGACCACCAATTATTTCTTCTATCTCTTTGTCCTTGCTAGGGAAAGGCCCAGTAGCTCCGGGAAGGTCTCCTTCAAAAACGTCTTCTCCATCACCGTCGTCGATAGTTATGGTGTCAAGATCGTCGTCACCACCACCGACAGGACCACCTATTACTTCTTCTATTTCTTTGTCTTTACCGGGGAAGGGTCCGGTAGCTCCGGGAAGCTCTCCTTCAAAAGGATCTGTTTCTCCTAGAAGGTCGTCGTCACCTTCGTCAACTGTTATGGTGTCAAGATCATCGTCACCATCACCACCATTGTCTGGGGCGTCTGGGTCTCTGTCACCGGGGTTTTCGCCGGGAAGCTCACCTGCTATTGTGTCTAAGAAATCCTTGTCACCTTCAGTAAGCTTGCTTTGTAAATCGGTGTTTTTTTCTTCTTCTTCGTCATCGTCACCCAGATTGTTGTACCAGTTAATAATTTCTTGAGTAACTTCACCAGATAAAATTAAAGCGGCTAAACCATCAGGAATATCATCATAACCGCCAAAAATACCTGCTAACACAGCAGCAGGATCAGTGACAGAGCCTAAAACACGGGACCAAATATCCTGAGACCAGTCACTAATAGCGCCTATAGGGTCGTTTAGCAAGTCCTGTATCTCACCTACCTTAATCATACCAGACGGTATAGGGAGACCGGGGAGGCCGGGAATAAGTATCTGACCTTGCTGCCAAGTAATGTTACCAAAGTCTTCCCAAAGAACACCAATGCCAGTGCCTATGTAATCCTCTAGTATAGACTCTGGTGTGTTCTCTGGCATTACCTTACGTATAAAGTCGATAGCCTTCTGAGTAGCTTCTTCGACTGTCATTGTAGGGTCAATACCAACGTCAGAAAGAACATCTCTAAGAGCTTCTTGTAAAGCACCCGGACCTTCTTCTGCTGCTTCGGCTAAACGGTCAGCAAGTTCTTGTTGTTGATTACCCTGTCTTTGGGATAGCCACGCATCAAAACCGCCTGCTTCAAGGATCTGTTGAGCAATAGCGTCAATCTGGTCTTGGTTTGCTCCTGCAAGGACAGACTCAAGTTCCCTCAGCAACTCTTCAGAAGTGCCTTCGGGTATGCCCTGTCTTCCGGACATAATGGCGTATAGCATTTCAAACACATCGTCTTCGCCAATAAGGTCTGAAGGACGTGGCTCGTCGTCAGGATTAAGCTCCATAATGTCTAAAGGAGTTCTGCCTTCAAACTGCGCCAAGTAGTCGGATAGTGCGTTTGCTCTTGCTTCGTCTTGCAACATAGAAATAGTGGAAGGGTCAGTAATAGAATACTGTCCAAACAAACCACCGCCACCTACGTCACCAGACTGGAAACGTTCGACGGCTTCTTGGCCGAGTTCTTCTGGAATCGGCGTTTGACCGATCTCTCGCAAAAGGTCTTCTAATGTTGCCATTTTACTTCTTCCAGTTAGCTAAACCACGAATACCAAACGATGCTGCAACAGCAGCCCCCAAGAAACCTTTGTACCAATCAGGCATACCGTCTAAAGCAGCAAACCCTTGCATAACTACAGGCACCATGCTAGGGAAGAACGCAAGTATACATGGTACTGAAAACAAGATAGTAAACCATTCGTCTTTCCATGAACTGCTTGCGTTGTTTGCATGTATGTTTTCCCAATTAGCGTCTTGCTGAATAGCTACCATCTTGCGCTCGTGTACTGCCTTCTTCTCTTCTGCCCTGCGCTCTAAATGACCACCAATAAGGTCAGCCAAAGGGCCAAGTAGGGTTTGCCACATTATCTAGCAAACTCTAGGATAGCAATCGCCATAGTAATCATTACGGCTACCATGCCGAACCCACGAGCCATTAGCGCCTCTAGTCGGTCAAAGCGCTTATTGTGTTCGTCAAGCTGCATCTGAATCATTTCGTAGCGAATACTACATTCACGCTCGTGAGCTTCTAACCGACTTATTGCTTGCTCTAGATCAGACATAACGAATCCTTAC